AAAAAGTTATTATCCCTTTTTTACTGCGTTGCCACGACGGCCTGCTGGCATCATTGATGGAACTACCTTGCCACCTGCTGGCTTAGATGTGTCCTTCTTGCCTTCAACTGGCTTTGACATTGGCGCTGCTGCGCGAGATCCCTTGTTCATATTTACACCTCCTCTGCTTAAGCTGCGCCGGTGATACCAGCGAGTAGTTGGGCTATATCGGGTTTTTGACCAGCAGCAGGGGCCTGACCGGCTTGTTCTTGTGGAGGTTGCTGCGAGGCAGGAGCGGTGGCCGCACCTGCTGCTGGAAGTTGTTGTTCCATACCCGGTGCCATAGGTGGCATCTGTGGGGTTGGAGGTGGTTCTGGTGTAAAGGCTTTTTCAATAACCGCTTCTAGCGATTGACCCTTTTGACGACCTTGGATAACAGTTGCAATGCGGGAGATAATCTCACTAGGGTCTTGACCTTGCGCTGCCAACGCTGGAATGGCTTGAGCATACTGAGCAACAGCCACCCGCAGAGAATCGCGCATTTCTTCGATATCAACACGTTGTTCCTCCTGCGTCACATTCAAGTCCATAGGAATCTCACGACGTACATAGTCACGAGATACGAGCTTGTCTGAACGCATTTGTAGTAAAGCAATGATGGCACGGTTTGGATCCATACCAGACATAATTCCGTAACGTACATCTACACCGTACTCGCCCTTGATGTCACGAGATGGTGTGTACTTTAGAACGTAAGGTGTTCCGTCATCTGTTCCCTTGATGGTCTTTGGAATACCACCAAATACTTTCTCATCTGCTTCAAAGCAAACTGAAATAAGTTCTTGGAACATACGAGCAAACTGTGCTTGTGCTGCCTTGATCTGTGTATCAAAGCCAGCCTGTAGTGCTTGCACACCACGGCCTGTTACAACTGATGCGTCAATGTTACCTGAACGAGACTCAGGGTAACGAGCACCCATACGTAGTTCACGCTCAAGGACCCCAGACTCTGTAAAGACTCCAGGTGGTAGTTCTAGCGGAACGCGACGAATACCTTGTGGGTTAGCAGAACGCATAATGGAATCTGGACCAAGTGCCAACTCTTGCACATCTTGTGGGATAGCAATAGGTGCTTGGATAGACTTTTCTGCTGCTTGAATCTGCAAGATTGCAAAACGAGCACGAGCAAGTTGTACAGATAGCACATCATCAAACTGTCCACGTGCTTCACCATCTAGGGATGAACGCATAATGACAGATGCCATTGGCTTGCTTAAGATGTTTGGTGTACGTGATAGTACAAGGTTCTTGCGCTCTGGTAGGTAGAGCAAGTCCTGGTCCTTATCGTGGTACTTGACCATTGAGATGTAAGGAGAAGATAAAGCGTACTGGTTCTTACCAAGAATCAAATCGTAATGCTCTGGATATTGTGAAGCTAATGTCTCTGCATCTGTCACGATTACCTGTGTTACAGATAGTACGCGACCATAACGATCTAACTCTGGGTATGTGCCAAATGGGTTGAGCATACGGATGCGAGGGTTGTTGTCCTCAAAGTCCATCTCAACCATACCGACACCAAGACCGTATGTGTTATACCAGTCTGCTGCTGTGTACATCTGCAGTTGTAGATCAGAGTTTGTTACATAAAAGTTTGCAATACGAGTTCTAGTATCTGCTGCCTTGCGTGCTGCATCTGAAACCATATTGGTTGCTGAGCAGTTAAATGATGGCAGTGGTGCCATCGCTTCTGCTAAGTCACGTGCTGCTACGTCAATGAAGTTTGCAACCAGAGGCTTTGGATATTCCTCTGAAAACATTGCAGGGTATACCTTGGAGATATCTCCCTGACGCACCGAGAGCACATCGCGCATACGTTGATCTCGCGCTGATGAGCGAGTACGTAAGCGTGCGAGCTTAGCGTCTACTTCTTTGACTGATAACAATGTGGGGTCCTTACTTAGACTTCTTGTATAATCCTGGGTACTTTTTGTCAATGGCCTTCTTAGCGCCAGCTTCTGCCTTCTTAACACCGGCAGGTGATACACGACGCTGCAATGCTTCTACTGCTGCAGGTCCTGTAAGAGACATAGGCTTCTTCTTTGATGGAGCAACTGGCTTAGCAGTAGGCTTCTTAGGCATAGGCTTTTTCATATTTGGCATTATTTCTTGCCCTTCTTGTTAGCAGCCTTTAACGCCTTAGCGTTTGCAGACTTTGCTGCATCTGCAGACTTTGACTTAACAGCAGAGTTAATTTTTACAACTTTAGCTGGCTTAATTTGTCTTACATCTAAAGCGCCTCTTTTTGCAGCAGTACCACTTTTAGCGTTTTGCACTGCTTCGTTTGACTTTATATTTTTACTAGCACGCCTGAGACTGTCAGATGAGTCAACCTTTACGCTGTTCTTGGCAATTTTTTCTGTTTTAACTTTTTGCTGAATATCAGCAATAGTATTTACGGCTTTTTTGGTTTGCTTTACCATTCGTTTGCCTTGAATTTTTCTAACAACTTTAGGCGAAGATGCAACTTCTTTAGCAACTTTTTTTACTACTTCTTTAGAAACTTTCTTTGCTGCAACGCGACCAGCTACTGCTGCTGCTCCTGCGACTATTGCTGGTAATGCCATTGTTATCTCCTTATTAGATGAACGTACGATCTTTTTCTGCGAGCAGTTCATCTATGTTGATAACTGTTCGTTTGCCTCTCTCGTAACGAGACAGGAATGGATTTTTTAAGTGATGGGTCTGGTTAAGTCCTTGGTTGAGCATCTCGCGTGCGCGGATCTCACAGAACCATAGAGCCATCACCATATCGGTCTTACCCTTAGTAGTAGGTGACCACGTAATCAGTTGCTCGATGAGCGCCTTGACGTTTTCGGTTTGATCGCTTGGAAGGTGGATAAGATTGTCGCGGTGGTGTTTGCCGTCAAACTGTTTCGTTCCAAACAAGGTAGACATTGATGCAACACCAAAGCCTGAGTCCCACTTATTGTTACCTGTGTGGTGCTCTCGCAATAACACACCCCGCGAGGCCAGATTCTGTCGAATACCCTCATCTTGAGTAAGGAATGATTGGAAGGCATTTTTCTCCACTATCCATTCGCTAGGACTATAGAGTGAAGTCCAGTCAAAGATTAGTTGACGGATCTGAGCAGGCGTTGGCCTGCTAATCTTAATAGCATCAACGATATAGCGTTTATGTGTAACCCGATCAACAGCGTAACAAATGGCGGCTGTATCACCAACCATAGCGGGATCAAGACCACAAATAAAAGAAAAGCCGTTGACATCACGTGGATGGCCAGGGTTACCAGGAACCAAGCGACCTGCTTTACGCATTCCATCTATAGCACCTCGTACACATACTGGGTCAAAGATTGCATCATCTGATATATCCTGTTGCTGATAGACCAAAGCCCAGGTACTGGCATCCATAGCTTGGCGTTCATTGTAAAGGTTGCGACCATTCCAACGTGGGTATAGGCCGTCTTCGTTCTTATCAGATTCTTGTTGTCCATCAAATGGCGCATCGGATGCTGGCCAGAGAGTCTCCCACTTGTCAGGGTCCTCATCTGTTTTCAATAGCGCCGGCATCGCTAAGTACTTCCACGGGACCAGTCCACCTGGGTAGCGGTCTTCGTTGCGTAGCTCGCGGTATAGGTCCATAGCTGCAACTCGCGTACCAATGACTACCAGTTTACCAGTAGGGTTCAAACGAGAGCGTACGTCCTGGGTTAACCAGCGGATCTGCTTTTCAAACTCATTAGCGTTCTTTAAGGTAACAGCGTCATCTACGATAATCATATCTGCACGCTTACCGTAGATCTGACCGCCGATACCGATAGCTTCGATGTTTGGGTCTTTTTCACTAGACTCACGCAGCTCGGTACCAAAGGTAACGCGGGTAGCCTGCCACGAGGCAGACTTAGAGTTAAACCCTACACCGGCAGCATAAGCACTCTGGAGGTCTTCATACATTGGATGAGTCAGGCGTTGCTTGATGGCGTAGAGAAAGTCGGCAGCTAACTGCTGGGTC